ACACGACATGGACTCAACAACATCGTTGCGGGAGATCATTCAGGTTTCGACACGCGTGCACCGCATGTGGTTCTGTCTTACATCATAGATGCCTTGATTGACACATTTTATCCCGACGATGACTACCACCTTAACCGCTTCAGAAGGTACGTCTGGCTTGAAGTCAGCGAAAATCACCACATTTCCGAGGGGCTCGTATGGTTTCCTGAACACGGAATGCCGAGCGGCAACCCAGCCACCCTGATCATCAACTGTATCAAGAACGAGGTGGGTTTAAGACTGACTTATGAGATGGCCCGCGAGGATGCCGGCCTGCCAACTTCCAACAGCAATGCCGAATTCGACAACTCGGTTTCTTGGCTAGTCTGCGGAGATGACAACGTTTTTAGTGTGTCTTCCGTTGCACGTCTCTATTTCAACCAATTCACAATAACAAAGAATTTTGCCAAGCTCGGTTATGTTTACACCGACGAAAACAAGCAGGAGGCGTCAAGGCCGACAAGGAATATTTACGAAGTCAGCTTTTTAAAGCGAAAGTGGGTCCCAGACGGCCACAGCAGGCATTACATGCTGCTGGACATGGCCACGATTAAGAACATGTGCAACTGGGTCTCGGACGATTTCGCCAAACGTGTTGGGATCAAAGAAGCCACAAGAGTGTCAGCCGAAGCGGCTTTCCGCGAGGCTTGTTTTTACGGCGACGCAGTCGCAGAAAGTATTTATGCAAAGGTACGTAGAGCCTTCGAAGTGGCGGGAGCTAATTTTACAACCACGCCCCGCGAGCCAATGCTAGTCCGTTATGGGCTGCGCACGGGCTCCTTAAGCGCTTCACATTTGGAGTATATCGATGGGTAATACGCCTAAGCAAAACCTTGTATATAGTGCATATATATTTATACGCGTTTTCAACCTGCCATTTAAACCAGCCCCAAAGTTCGGTGTGAGCCACAGAAAGGGAGACGTCGGATCCCTCCCTCGGATGGCGGGGTACTTATTAAAAGCTCACGTCCGTTCAGCGTTCAGCCTTGACCTCGGCTGTCCAGCTTTAACTGAGGTTACCGAAACAGATAAAAAGAAACAACAAACCAAACAAACCAAACCCAAGGAAACCAAGGAAACCAGGCCCGGATCTGACAACCCCACGTACAAGCATGCCCCCGCGAAACCCAAGCCCACTGGTAAAGTCCCTAGTAAACCAAAACAGAAAGCCCCATCTCACACCAAATCTGTAGGATCCAAACCAGCCACTGTAGGAATTAGAGGGCCAAAAGGAGGTGACACTTTCACCAGCGAAATTGTAGATAAGAATAAGCCAGTAGCCACGTCCAAGACCGTGAAGATCAAGGCTGAGACCGACACGCCAAAGGGCATAGCAACTCG